CTGCTATTGCTGCTACTAACTCTGACATTGAACGGGTTATGATCAATGGTGAGTCAGGCTTTCTAGCACGTTGTTGGGCTGGTGACAAGACAATTCGTGGTGCTAAATTAGGTCATCCTGTGTGGTCGCCTACTAAACGTACCTTGACTTGGGAAAATGGGGCACAGGTCCAGTTCTTCAGTGCTGAGGAACCTGAACGTCTCCGTGGCCCTCAGTTTGAACATGCTTGGTGTGATGAGTTAGCTGCTTGGAACCGTGACCGTGATACATGGGATATGCTCCAATTTACACTACGTCTAGGTAAACACCCTCAAGTCTGTGTGACCACAACCCCCCGTCCTACCAAACTCGTTAGGGACATTATCAAGGGTAAGAACACCATTGTTACGGCTGGTTCTACCTATGATAACTCAGCTAACCTTGCTGCACCCTTCCTTGAGACTATTAAGGCTCAGTACGAAGGTACTCGCCTAGGTCGTCAGGAACTTAATGCTGAAATCCTTGATGAAGCCTCTGGCGCTTTGTGGAACCGTGTTATCCTAGAGCAGTGTGCTATTGCTGTCACTGACCCTGTAGAGTATGCCAAGACCCTTAATAGGGTTGTTGTGGCTATTGACCCTGCAATCACTGCTAACGCTGAATCAGATATGACTGGTATTGTTGTGGCAGGTATTGACATAAACGGTACATCAACTGTCCTTGAAGATGCCACTGACAGGTTTACCCCTGAAGGTTGGGCCACAAAAGCTGTTGAGTTGTATCATAAGTACTCTGCTGATCGTATTGTGGCAGAAAGAAACCAAGGCGGTGAAATGGTCCGTCACACATTACAGACAGTGGATGATACAATCCCTATCCGTCTTGTACATGCTTCCCGTGGTAAATACGCCCGTGCTGAACCTGTTTCTGCTTTGTATGAGCGTAACAAGGTCAAACACGTAAAGGGCCTTGATCTGCTAGAGGATCAGATGTGTCAGTGGGAGCCGTTAGGTTCTATTGGTTCACCAGACAGACTTGACGCCCTTGTATGGGCTATCACTGACCTCGCCCTTAAGGGTGTCGCTAAACCTACTCTTAATCTGTCCTATGCGGATGCAAAGGGACTTCTTGCAAGGAATGATTAAATGGCTAATCGTATGGCTACGTTTGCAGATGGTGTAATCCGTGATTGGATTCCTGTTACACCTAATGATGGTACTGATAACGTTAAAGGAACTGCTTCTGACATTGTTGTAGGGTTTTATGTAACTGTTGGTGGTGCTGTGGCCTTTACTACGGATGGTGGTACTCGCACTGTAACTTTCCCTGATAATTGCATTGTGTATTGCTCTACTGTTAGCCGTATCCTTTCTACGGGCACTACTGCTACAGGCATTCACTCGCTCGTTCTTTAAGTTAGGATTATAAGGTGGAACAACTTTATCATAAACAAGGTGACACCTTTTCCATTTCCTGTACTTGGACTGACGTAAATGGTGACCCAATCGACTTGACTGGTTATGACATAAAATCTCAAGTTAAGTCTTTCTCTGATACTCCTTTTGAAGATGACTTGTCTGTGGCTGTTCTTGTGGCAGCTAGTGGAACGTTCTCTGTAACTGCCTCTGCTATACAAACTACTTTGTGGCCTGTGACTATGGGTCAATATAAGCGCTTATTCTGCGACGTACAATTTAAGTTTGGTGGTGTTACCACTTCGACTGAAACTTTTGAGATTATCGTTTTGAGGGAGATTACTGGATGACCCTCACTATCGTTAAACAAGATGCCCCTACCCTTGTGGTTGGCGTGGGTGCCTTTGACAGTGCCGCTGGCGCTGCTATCATGGCCTCTCACACTGCCTTTGGTCTTACCCTTGATGCTAGTGCTAACGCCACTGAAGCTAGGGCTACACTGCAAGTAATGGACTTCTTTGGAAGGCCTAGTTTTGTCACTTGGGCTGCTAGTAACACTGTTCCACAAGGTCACATCATCAATGCTGGTGGCTTTACCTATCAGTACATTGGTTCTGGTACAGCTATCTCTGACCTTCCCGGATGGGTTCCTTTTGGTCGTGTGTACCCTGACCACTTCAAAGAGAACTCCATTCCCGGCACTACAAGTATGAAAGCCGCTATTCAAGCTGCTGATGACTATATTACAAACGGGGGTATTCTATACTTTAAGAACACTAACTACGTTTGGGACTCTGCTGGTACTAAATCTACCAAGACTTTTTGGATTGGTGAAATGAGCAATGCTGCTTTCGGTGCAGTAGGCTCTATGATTACTTTTAAGTATAACGGTTCGTGCATTGTTATGACAGGCACTAACGTAAACTACCAAGGTGGTGTACAAGGTATTCGTTTCTTGGGTGATCGTTCTTTGTACCCAGAGGCTGTTGCCTTTGATATGGCAAACGTAAATGATCACTTCTTCAACAACACCTACATGGGTAACTTGAAGTTCGGTGTTCGTGGTGTAGACTGCAAAACCTTTAACTTTAACTGGTTTTACGGATTTGGGATGCTGCAAGACAGCGTTTACCTGTACGGAACTGCCCCAGACAAGAATACTGATCACTGTTTCAGTGAAAGCCAGTTTGCTGGTGATCGTTATGGCCTGCACCTTGAAAATGGCGGTGCTATGCACATTAGCAACAGCCGTCCTCAAGTATCTGGTGTTGCTAACTGCTACTTTGACACTATTACTCACCTTAATATGAGTGGTGGTTACTGTGACTCTGCCCGAGCCTATAACAGTGATACTGGAACTGGTGATGGTATTGTTATTCGCAACTGTATCAAGGTATCTTTTTCAAACATCATCTTTTATAGTAATGGTGCTGGTGCTGCTGACCTTCGTGTAATTGCTGACAACTTTATCTCTACCGACTTTATCTTTGAAGGTAACACCCACACCCTTGGTACTTCTGGTACTCGTAGTGCTATTATCTTCGATACACCTATCGGCACTGGCCAAATTAGGCGTGTAATGGTCAACACCAATAACTTTGTTGGTATGACAACACCAATAGCAAACCCTGACAATGTGGCCACAGAACTTCGTTGTGGTCAAAACCAAGGCTTGAATAAGTATGTTGGCGTAGCTGGCCCTGTGGCTGATTTTGTATATAACCACTTCTCTGACGTGATACGCATTACAGGTACGCTTAACACTAGCTTCAACGTAACCGTTCCAAACGCCCGTGGTTTTGTTGGTGATAGATTGGTTCTGGTGCGAGTGAACGCAGGTACAGGTACAGTTACTTTCCTTGGCCCTAACGGAACCGCTATCGGAACGCTTTCGGGTGCAGGTAAGTTGGAAGCTGTCTGTATTCAAGCCTCAACAACCCCCGGAAGCACAAGTTATGTGGCTATCTAATGGTAACACCTAAAACTAATCACAGAAAGAGTACAAAATGAAGAATCTTTCTCAGATTCAGTCTAGGGTAGAACTAGGGGTTTCAGGTCAAAACACTTACTCTGGGTTGCCCTTTGCTGATGAATTTCTAACTGAACTTCGTGGCAATAAGGCAATCCAGAAATATCGTGAAATGCGTGACAATAATGCCACTATTGGGGCTGTCATGTATGCTGTTGAACAGACCCTCCGCGATGTTGAGATTAAGGTTGTTGCTGCTGATGAAGGTACTCAAGCCCAAGAGGCTAGGGACTTTGTAAAGACCGTCCTAGACGATATGGATCACAGCCTTGATGATCATATTGCTGAAGCCTTGTCTGCACTGACTTATGGGTTTGCGTGGTTTGAGACTGTATATAAGGTTCGTGGTGGTGACACTATCAACCCTAAAAAGAACAGCAAGTATACAGATGGCCTAATTGGTATCAAGAAACTTGCTATTCGTGCCCCTTGGACTGTCCATAAGTTTGAGGTTGACAAAGATAGTGGTGAAGTAACTGGTATGCGCCAAATGGTTGCTTGGGGTAAGGTGCCACAAGTAATCCCGGTTCAAAAGTCTGTCTACTATCGCACTACCTCACTCAACAATGACCCTACTGGCCGCTCTGTCCTTCGTAACGCTTATACATCCTACTCTTACTTGAACAAGATTCAGGCTTATGAGGCTATCGCTATTGAGCGTGAGTTGCACGGTGTTCCTGTAGGTCGTATGCCTGCTGAATATCTATCTAGCGATGCTACACCTGATCAAGCGGCCTTGCGTCAACAGTTTGAGCGTATTCTTCGTGACTTGAAGAACAACGAACAAGGTTATGCACTCCTTCCATCTGATCTGTATATGGATGTTGAGGGTAAGCCCACTAATCAGCGTCTTATGGACATTGAACTGATTACTGCTAATGGCTCTAGGTCTATCGACATTGATCCTGTGGTGAGACGTTATCAGCACGACATTGCACGTTCTGTGATGGCTGAGTTTATGATGCTTGGTGGTGGCAGTACAGGCTCTTATGCCTTGTCCAAGACCAAGACTGACCTTTTCCTACGTTCTATGGAAAGTTACATCAACTCTATTGTAGACACCCTTAACAAGCAACTTATTGAGGCTTTGTGGCGTCTGAATGGCTTTCCGTGGGAAACTATGCCTAAACTGGTTGCTGGTGATGTTGCACCACATGACCTGAAAGAACTTGCCTCGTTCCTGCGTAACTTGAACGGTGCAGATATTGACT